AATATATTACTTCTCCCGATCCTGTTGTTGTGGTGGTGGGGGCAGTTGATCCAATTATCCACCTGGGTGCGGTTACCGTAACTCCGACTCCTGCTTCTATGGTGGTAACTACCTCGAACCCGATTGTAGTACGTGGACCGATCTCGGTTATCCCCTCGGTGGCAATCGCTGTTGCTACTCTCATTCAACCTGCGATATTTGTTGGAGATATTCAGGGGTCAATCATTCTAACTCTTAGTGTGGATGGGTCCTTGGTAATCAGTGATGCGACTCGGGATAGCCTGGAGATAGGAGACATGGGTGTAGGTAGTTTGGTGATTTGGGATGATAGTTTTGGAACGTTTGACTAGGAGTAGGTGAGATGGCTCACATAAATCAACACGACATTGGCGATCTGATCAGAATGGACGCTGAGTTCAGGAACAATCAGGATGTTTTAACTGATCCGACCACGGTGACTTTCAAGTTGAAGTTACCGGATGGGGAATTAATCATTTACGTCTATGGGACGGATGAAGAGGTTGAGAGGTTGGATGAAGGGATCTTTCGAGTGGAACACCTGGCTGAAATTTCTGGTTCCCATCCCTATTTATGGAGAGGGACCGGCACTGTGGCACAGGTTGAAGAGAGTTCTTTCTATATTAAGCGAAGCAATTTCTAATGGTTCCCAATAAACTTTGGCAGAACATTGTGAAAAACAATTGAAGTAAACAGAGAGGTAAAGGCAAAAGTTATGGCTCGAAGAATTATGGATGAAAAAAGTGGCGTAACAAAAGTTACTCGTCGGGCGGGTACCTCATTTGCTCGTGGCGTGGCAGTAGAGCAATACTTACGAGGGGAAGAAGAGAATATCCTTCACTCCAAGTGGAGAAGCGAATGGGGGTTGCCCCTGAGTTTTCAGGGTGGTATTCGGTCGGTGACTTGTGAGATGCTCCTGGGTGTACCCTTGGTGGAACTGGTTAAGACCTACGGCAAGAAGAGGGCGGCAATGCTTAGAGAGATTGCTTCTCGCCACGCCAAACTCACTTAAAGGACTTGATTGATGGATAGGACTAATTATAGACGCAAAGTTATGGGGGTTGCTCTCCAGAGGGGTCCCACTAAAAACGAGGATGGGTCCCTGTTGGTTAAAGGTTTTTTTACTTCTGACCAGCGGGACGAAGTAGGGGACATTATTACCCGGAATGCAACAGTTAATGCAGTTCCGAAATATCGTCAGTGGGGAAACATTCGTTACATGCACATGAACCGTCCGGTGGGGAAAGTTGTCCGCATTGGAGAAGATGACGGGTTAGCCTGGAACGAAGTCGAGATTAAAGTAATTGATCCGCAAGCAATTTTTGAAGTTGAACAAGGGCTACTGACTGCTTTAAGTGTCGGTATCTTGATTAATCTGGATGATATTGACTTTCTGGAAGATGGTGGGTGGGTCATTAATGAATACCTCCTGGCAGAGATATCGTTGGTAGATCACCCGGCAAATTATGATGCTCGCCTATTGGAATTGGCCATGCAGACCAAAGGTTTACGGTCGATTGCCAGAGAGATGGGGTTGGAAGCCCTGGCTCGTAGCCTGGAGAGCGATGCAATTATTGAAGGAGAAAAGAAGATGCCTAAACTAAAAGGCAAAGAAGTTCTGGCTGAAGAAGAAGTACCCGCCGAGGAAGAAGCAGCGGAAGAGGAAGTTCCGGCTGAGGAAGAAGCAGTGGAAGAAGAAGTTCCTGCTGAGGAAGAAGAAGTTCCTGCTGGAGCCGAAGAGGAAGAGGAAGCCGGGGAAGAGGAAGAAGCGGCACCGGTTGAAGAAGAGGATTTTGCTGAAGTAGCAGAAAAATTACGCACTTCATTTGCAAAAGCGATTGAAGGTTTTGAGAAGGCTATGACTGAGTTTGCAGAGCGAATTGAAAAGGTAATGGCTCCCCTAGAGACTCCGGCAGAGGTTCCCGTTGCAGAGGAACAGCCCGAGGGTGAGGGTGAGGAAGATGACCAGATCAAGCAACTGGCTGCTCAGGTAGATGCACTTCAGAAGGAAATCGATGAATTGAAAGCACCGGCCAATCGACCGGGGTATGTCCCATCCGATCCTATCATGGAAGAGGAAGAGGACAAAGATAAGAACCTCGATGATGACGAGGATGATGGAAAACCGACCAGTTTACGGGACGCCATTAAGAGACACATGGGTCCTCGGTATGCTGGATAAATAATTTGACATTTGAAGGGCATATTTAAGATGAGCATTAAAACGCAACTTAGGAAAGCATTGGAGACTACCGGCGACGGAGAGGCTCTAGTCCCTTATGACTTGGAGTCGTTTTTGGAAGAGGAACTGTTGAAACTTCAGCCTTTGGCTGAACTGTTGGCCGTGGTTCCTGCTGGTAGCAAAACGCACGAGTACAATATTCGTTCCACGCACCCCCAGGGTTGGTTCGAAGGAGAAACGACTCCGGCCAACAACAAGAACAGCGTGTATGCACGTAAGTCCGTGCAGATGAAAATTCAGCGGATTTGGGGTTCGGTATCTGGCTTTGCTCAGAAAGTTGATGACCCGTTCATCGACGCTTTGGCCGCTGAGTTGGAAGGTTCGCTGGAAGGTATGTCGAATATCCTGGAGTATGGTGCCCTGTGGGGTGCCGCTGACGATATCGGCTTTACCGGTGATGCCTACCAGTATTCCGGTATTATTCCTCGCCTGTTCTCCCTTGCGCCGGGTAATGTGATCGACGCTGCGGGTGGTGTGGTTGCTCTGGACCACCTGGACCAGGCTATTGCTAAGGCTGCGGGTTTCCGTGGTGTTCGCAATGATCCGAAACTGTGGTTCATGGGCATTCGGATGAAGCAGATTGTTGACGGTTTGCAGACTCGGGTTCAGATCCCTCTGACCTCGATTGCGCTGGCCGATGGTAAGATCGAGATGGATGCCTACGGTCGTATTGGTATCCTGGAGACGGATTACCTGGTGCCGGAAGCCGAAACCAGTTCTCCTGAGGCCACCGCCGCTGCCGCTGATGGTGGGTCCCTGGACGACGCCGACTATGCTTACCGGATCGCTTCGGTGACTGTTTACGGTGAGCAGGTTGCCGGTGTTGAGGACACGGCTACGACTGAGACAACCAACAACACTGTTGACTTGTCCTGGACTGCTGATCCCGCTGCTGTCCTGTACATGATCTTCCGTGAGGTTGATGCCTCGGGAACTTTCTCTCTGCTTGACATTATCCCGGCCCTGACCTACGATGCGGCTGGAACTGTGAACGGCGATGTAGAAACCTACTCCGACGATGGTTCCCTAACGCCGAAGGCGATCAAGCCGCTGGAAGAGGATGAGCAGAACATCCTCCTGGCGAATATCAATCCTGGCCGTGGGGCTGCAATCCTGGGCATGATCGATGACATGGGTCGTCCGGTTGACCGGCTCTTCTCCTTTGTGGAGTTGGCTCGGGTGAAGGACACCTTTGACTACATGCTGAAGGGCTACCTGTCCCTGCGACTGAAGCACCCGAACCTGGTTGCTATGGTCCGGCACGTGAAACTGTCCGAGTAATCCTCGGATTAAATAGTGAATTTACCCCCTTGGTTTCTTCCTCGGGGGTTTTTCTTTTACCTTAGATACCCGATTGTAGGGTATGAACAAAGAATGAAGTAGATAGTTAGTGCACACGTGCACTGGAGGAGTAGAGTAGTTAATGGCCTGGACATTAGCCAGCAAGCAAGATGTGATCGATCTTCACCCAATACCGGAAAGTCATTTGAAGGATATCTGGAGTGAGACAGTTGAAGCATTGATCCGGCAACACAAGAGCAACTCCAACTTGGGTGCTCCGGTAGAAATTACGAGTGAAGTACATAGCGGGGATGGTTCTCGGGTTCTGTTTGTACGAAAACCCCCGATGACTGCTGTGCAGGATCTTCGAGTGGATGGGTTGTCGCTTACTGCTTCGGATTACGTGGTGTTCGATAACTTCGTGCAACTGAAGGTAGAAACTTTCCCCGTTGGGTCTGTAAACGTGGAGATTGATTATACTTCCGGGGTAGAAGAGGTAGATCAAGTCGTGAGGCTCACGGCTGTTGCTATGATTATTGCGATCATTAACTACGAAGGACGCAAAGGTGCGGATGCCAGCCTTAAATGGGGACAGGCAGAAAATAAGGTGGGAGAAACGTCTCCGAACATGAATGTGGGCTTGACCTCCCACCTTACTACTATTATGAAACGAATGCTTCGACGTGATCGATTGCTGATGGGGTAACCTGATGGCTGTTGTTATCGATATCGATTTCCAAATGGATAAGATGTACGGCTTGAAGTTGGCCTCTCAATCGAAGTCTACTGTAGGTCAAGTAACCCGAGATGCTTTGTCGGTGGTAGGACGAGAAGCAATGAGGGGTGCAGCCAGCGAGATAAGTAAGATATTGTCCCCAGGGCACAAGTTCCGAGTAGGTGTCACCGGAGAAGCGTCCAGGAATTTTATTGTTCGCAAGATTTCTGAAAGTGATATTGTCGTGTGGGGGGTAGAGGAAATCGAAGGGGGACATAACCGGTTTATCCGGGAAGGTAGAAGTCCAGGGCGTGCCCCACCCATGAGTAAGATCTTGAAGTGGTTGATCCTGAAATCTTCAAGAGGGGATATCAAACCTGTTGCTGGAGAACATGCAATACGCTTCACTAAACGGGGCGGCGCTCGGGCAAACATTACAGGCCGTGCTGGTCGTCCTTTCAAGGCAGATCGTAAAAGAGTTCATCAAGGTGCGCTTCAATATGCGGCCTGGGCTATTGCTCAATCTATGGCGGCTGGCGGGGCGAACATAAGTCATACCAGGCTTGTTCCGCAGGGGCAACAACACTTTGATTATGTGGCTTATGTGGTTCGTCACCGGCAAGATATTTTTAGAAAGCCGCTGAGAGATACAAGAGTCATTAATGATGTCCAGGATATAGTTATTAATTTCCTGAGAACGGGGCGACATGTTCGAGGTCAGACTACTACGTATATGTACCCGTTTGGGAGATAGGTGAGCAATGGTTGGCTATAAGGTGTTGGAGACTGCGGTTATTGATCGGTTCGTGGAATACTTTCCTGAACTGAGCGAGGGTCGGGTAAAGGGTGGAAACCTGGATGCGGTCCTGGGAGCGATGTTTGAAGAGGGAGAGAAGTTTGGTGTATTGATCGAGTTCGCCGGTGGTGGTCACCACCATTCCGAGGTGTTTAGCAAGACAGTGTTTCAATGGCGCATGGCCGGGGTATTCTTTATTCGGTTCGAGGATATCGAGGCGGTTGAAGAGGATCTACGAGATCTCCTGGGGAGGTTGTCTTTGATTTTCCATGATGATCCTCGCCTGGGTGGGTTGTCCCCTTATGCTCGGTTGGTGGATATTGATATCCCGGAACCTTCAACCATTAATGATGTGCCGTTTTATTGGTTACCTTTTATGGTTACGGTAGTGGACCGATAGGGAGGAGGTGATTATGCCTGATGAATATATAGTGGTTCCAGAAGAGGAACCAGTAGTTAAGAAAGAAACTATCCCTGCTGCTGACCAGGTGTTCGGTGCTGCGAGAGTAGAGCAATGGTTAACAAAGGGTTGGATGCGACGGACAAATGCTTTTGATAGTGTGCGTCTGGATTATGTGGATCTGTCTGACCGGCACTTCTCTTTTACGGTTAGGTTGCTTCAACAAGCAGTAAAGCCGGGGGGATTGATTTTCGTCCCTGTTTCGAGAAAGAAAGATCTTTACCTGGACAAGTTCGAGAGGGACAAAGAGCGATCTACAAGTAAGTACTTGGCACTAATTGTTCCCTAGCGATTGAAGTAGTTGAGTGAAGAAACCGAATTGTGAAGTGATTGTTTAAGTGTGCTTGATAAATCCCATAGTGTGTAAGCGGAGGTGAAAAAGGGTAAATAAATCTGGAGGATTAAGTTAAATGGCTGCACTTGTTGGAATTGATGCACGTGTTGATATGAGTACGGACTGGGACCCGGATCTGGAAACGGGTACTTTTAATGAATTACCTGAGCGGAATGAGTTCTCGATCAGCATTCGAGTGGATGTTGCGGAACACAAACCGTTCGTGGCAAGCCTGGCTGATGCCTGGGTGGGTAAGGCCCGAACCTGGATGAACTGGAACGGTTCGTTACGGGGGTACTATGATGATGCAAGTGATACGATCTTCGATACGATGGTGGGTGGGATAGCGGTATGGATGCGCTTCTACGACTCCCGAGCAAACGAAGATCTTTATTGGGAAGGTCAGGTACTCCTGACTTCGGTTGAGCATTCAACCGGTAGTGAAGACTTTTCTACGTTGTCTGTGGACTTCGAAGGTCTTGGTGCACTGGCTCGGGTAATTGTTCCCCCGATCTAAACCGCTAAGTTAGTTCAGTGAAACTGTGCCTCGTTCGGTGAATTGTGAAGTGAAGGCTTGGGAATGTGTGTGAGTAAGCGGAGGTGCTAAAAAGGAAAAATAGTTCTGGAGGATTTAATTAATGGCTGCACTTGTTGGAATTGATGCACGAATTGATGTAAGCACGGACTGGAATGGGACAACGGGTACTTTCGCC